TCGCTCGCTGACCGTGATTGCCGAACGGATCACCGGGGCGCATTGGTCGGGCCCGAGGTTCTTTGGCCTGACGAAGCGAGCCGGCGCTTCAGTCAGCACCGAAGCCGGACAATGAGAAACTCAGGCGGGCACGGTCCACGCCGGAAGGAACGGGTTCGCTGCGCGATCTACACGCGCAAATCCTGCGAAGAGGGGCTCGAGCAGCAATTCAATTCGCTACAGGCGCAGCGCGAGGCCTGCGAGGCGTTCATCAACAGCCAACGACACGAAGGCTGGGTGTCCCTGCCCAAGGCTTATGACGATGGCGGGTTTTCCGGCGCGACAGCGGATCGGCCGGCTCTGCAGCGGCTGCTCGCCGACATCACGGCGGGTCGGGTCGATACGATCGTCGTCTACAAGATCGACCGGCTGACCCGTTCGCTGGCTGATTTTGCCAAGATCGTCGAGATCCTCGATGTGCGAGGGGCGTCCTTTGTTTCGGTCACGCAGCAGTTCAACACGACGACCTCGATGGGGCGCCTGACCTTGAACATTCTGCTGTCCTTTGCGCAGTTCGAGCGCGAGGTCATCGGCGAGCGCATCCGCGACAAGATCGCCGCCTCGAAGCAGAAGGGGATGTGGATGGGTGGCATTCCGCCGCTCGGGTATCGGGTGCACGACCGCAAGCTCGTTATCATCGAGCGCGAGGCAGAGCTCGTTCGCGACATTTTTTGCGGCTATGCCGTACTCGGCTCGGTCCGGCTATTGAAGGACGAATTCGCAACTCGGGGGATCAAAAGCAAGTCGTGGACCACCGCTTCGGGTCGCCGCGTTGGCGGCAAGCCATTCTCGCGCGGTGCACTTTACCTGATACTGCAGAACCGCCTCTATCGCGGCGAGATCGTGCACAAGGGTCAATCCCATCCTGGCGAACACCCGCCGATCATCGATCAGCCTTTGTGGGATGCGGTCCAGGCGCAGCTCGCCGCCAATACCGCCGAGCGCAACTCCGGGACACGCACTCGCCAGCCGAGCCTGCTCGCCGGCATGCTGTTCGACAGCGACGGCAATCGCATGACGCCAACCCATGCGACCAAAGAAGGGAAACGATATCGCTACTATGTCTCCCGGACGCTGATCACCCGAGATCAGACCGGGCGATCCTCCGCGCTGCGCATCCCGGCAGGGGAAATCGAGCAAGCGGTGACCAGCCGCATGCGGCAGTGGCTTGTCGATCCCGGCAGCGTCTACCAGGCGATCCGACTTACCGATCCGACAGCACAGCACCGGGTGATGGCGCGAGCCGGGGAAATCGGCAGGAGCTGGCCCGAGTTGCCCGCAGCACGGCAGCGTGCCTTCCTCACCGCCCTGATCGAACGCATCGACGTCGGGGCCAATCAGATCGAGATCCATCTCCGCCCGACACGGCTTTCTACGCTGCTGGATATCGCGGTGACGCCATCACCCAGCGAGAGCGATGACAAAACCCAGATCCTCTCGGTGGCGATAGAGCTGCGCCGCTCCGGGCGGGAGATGAAGATGCGGATCGACGGCACCGACCCGTTTGCGACAGCCAAACCCGATGCGCGGCTCGTCAAGCTGCTGATCAGAGCGCGCCGGTTCAATGTCACACTCGTCGACAGCGATGGCGTGCCATTTGCCGCGCTGGCCAAGCGCGAGGGCGTCAGCCCATCTTACTTCACGCGGCTCGTCCGCCTCAGCTATCTCGCCCCGGACATCACGCAAGCCATTCTCGAGGGGTGCCAGCCGCGCGATCTGACTGCGGACAAGCTACTGGCGCACTCGCGGCTGCCGCTCACCTGGCACGAGCAACGGAGAGTGCTCGGCTTCGCTTGACTGACTGAGCCAAGACCAACTTCGCTCGGCAAGAGCTGCGACTATCTTGCTGACTGCGGACAAGCTGCTGGCGCACTCGCGGCTGCCGCTCACCTGGCACGAGCAACGGACGGTGCTCGGCTTCGCTTGACTGACTGAGCTAAGACCAACTTCGCTCGGCAAGAGCTGCGACTATCATGGACTGCATCACTGGCACTGCGGTACTGGAATTTGACCCTGCAGAGACATTGTCGCCGGTAGGCGCCATATCGCCGGCCTATCCCCGTCTCTGCCGACCGCACCACCTCCCATGGCCCGCACACCCGCGCGAAAAGCCGCGCCTCTCGACCTCGACGCGTTACTTCCTGTGAGAGACCGGACTCTCCGCTGGAGGAGACAGTCTCGAGCGAACCCGTCTCTGAAGCAGGCTCATGTCGGTGGCCAGCTGACCCGGGGGGCCCGGGGTTATAAAAATAAACTGGGGAACAACCCCATGCGCCGACCGACCGAAGGGAATGTCCGAGTAGCGCAAGAACGAGCAATGGATGTATAGCTTCGAATAGGCGCTATTTTATGATAATTAAGCTGAAACTTTGATTACATTTAGCGACTTAAAATTGCCATGATCTGGCAGTAAGACAGTAATCGATCGAAGGAGGGGCAGCTGTAAGAGGGGCAGGACTTAGCGTATTTCGCTGAGGGCAGCTGACGGGCGATCGCGAGGGCCGAGGCCGGCCGCATGATCGACTGGAGGCTAGACATTGTGACCGAACGGGATAAACGACCGACAAAGCGGGGCGCAGTAGCGTCCTCAACTTCGCGATCGAGCGCGAAGAGACGAGGCGAAGCGAAGCAAAAAGGAGCGCCAGCAAGGGACAAGAAGACCCGCCAATTGATCGAAGACCCGGGGTTCGCAGAGCGGCCCCAGATTGCACGCTCGTTGACTGGCTCCGACGACCAGAATTTCTCTAGAAATCTCGTTCATCAGGCAGTCGCAGCCCAATGCCCGGACTACTCCGCTTCTGATCAGCAGGTCGGCGCGACGCTCGCCGCGATGGCCGCAATGCAGCCGGCAGACGCCCTTGAGGGAATGGTCGGCGTGCAGCTGATCGCGCTCCATCACGCGGCGATGGAATGCTACCGGCGTGCGGCAATTGACGGGCAGAGCTTCGACGGTTGGCGCGAGGCCTTGAACCAGGCGACAAAACTCTCTCGGACTTTTGCAGCGCTGACCGAGGCGCTTGATCGCCGTCGTGGCGGAGCTCAGCAGCGCATCATCGTCGAGCGTGTCGATGTTCACGCCGGTGGACGCGCGATTGTCGGTTCCGTCACCGCCGGGGCGCGGGATCATCAAGAATTGGAGCAGCAAAGCAATGCAACACGAGCAATTGCCTATGAACCGAGCATCCCGCTGCGGAGCCAGGACGCGAGGTGGGAAACCGTGCCGATCGCCAGCGGTTCGCGGAAAACGGCGGTGTAGAATGCATGGTGGCGCGCCGGGAAGCGGCGCGCCGCTGGGCAATACCAATGCATTGCGGCATGGTCATTATACCGCCGCAGCCGTCGCGCGCCGGCGTCAGCTATCCGAGTTGATCCGGACGGCGCGAGCTACCCTCGCCAACCTCGAAGAGCAGAGCTAGCGGCAAAGCGGCGCACCGCATTTAAAATTCGTCGTTTGTTTGACCCGGCAGCGCACCGGCGATCAGTACGGTGGGTGACGCATTTCCTGGCAACTTTGCGGGGTGCGCACAGGACGCGATGGCGATGGCCGGCAGAAGTACTGACACAGAGGAGCCGTTTGAGCATGAAACTGAACCGAACACCCGAGCGCGGGCATCGTCCACCAGCGGTCATCCCGAGGCGCTTGGGTTGACCGGGGTGCCGTCATTTCAACTCTCCGCTCGCGCCCGCGAGATCGTACCCCCATCTCGGCCGCGGGCACGGCACGCGGCGGGGCCGCACAACAGGTGAAGCAAGCGAACAGGCCGGCTGACGAACGGCAGCTGCGGCACCGGTCCTCGGCTGATTATCCGTTTTGCGGGCCGGCGACAGGGCCGAGTTCTCATATTGGAATTGCTCAATGAGCCGTCGCGCATTCAAGCCGACAGCGGAGCAGCGCCGCTGGGTCGAGGCCATGATCGGCTACGGCATTCCCGAGGCCGAAATTCGTCTGCTGATCAAGCACCCACAGACCGGCAAGCTGATCAGCTTGGAGACTTTTCGCCGGCAGTTCGCAGAGGAGATTGCCAGCGGCTCAGTAAAGGTGAAGGCGCTGATCGGCGAGCGTATCGTTGGGTCGATTCTCGGACGCGACGGCGGTCTCCAAGACGACCGGGCGCGAGCCATGCTGGCTACACTCTTTGCCAAGGCTTGGATGGGCTGGACCACAACAAACCGCCACCAGCTCGTCCATCGTCCTATCGATTACGAGGATGCGGAGCGGGAGCTCGATGCTAAACTCGCCCGGCTCGCCCGACGTATCGAGGCTCAAAAGACTGGTGGATCGTCCGGGGACTGAGCGCGACAAGATCATGAATTTTGCAGCCAGGACAAAGAATGTCCTTTTCTTCCGTGGCGGGACTGAGAGTTGGTATCCATCGATCTCAAGAATCGCGAGAATCCGCCATTTTTGGTCGTGCCTCATCGCCCGGATAGGTTTCGGGCGATGATCCCCAAAGGCGTGAAGAACGTCGCCGTCGCTAAAGACTCATCAAATACGCGACACAACCGAAGGCGCTGAACGAAGCGTCGCTTATCTTCCAGGTACTGATGGTTCGAATCCATTTCCCTCCAGCGGACAGTCCGTCTCTCACGGGAAGTAGCGCGCCTGGGTCGAGAACCGCGGCTTTTCGCGCGGGTCTGCGGGCCATGGGAGGTGGCGCGGTCGGCAGAGACAGGGATAGGCCGGCGACATGGCGCCTACCGGCGACAATGTCTCTGCTGGGCCAAATTCCAGTACCGCAGTGCCAGTGATG